ACCACTTGCCTGACTTGGCATGTCTCATCCGTTGGTCTGAGAGGTTAGACAAACTGATCATGGCTGATCTACGTACACCACCAGACACAACAACTTCCCCAACCTTACACATTAGATTATGACAGTCGTAGCTAGACAGCTTCTTGCCTTCGTTCTGTCTGAATAGAGCTACAGTAAAATTGAATAGATCAATGAGAGGTGCAGGACCACTGGCTCTACCACCAAACACTTTAAGTCTAGCACCTGCAGGTCTTACCTTTGACATGTCCCATACAGGAACTTCGCCCATATATAAGTGTCCTATCAGCTTACGTAAAGCTCTTGCCCATCCCTCTTTGCTGTCTTGTACCTGTATACAAGTGTCCACATGATCCAACTTCTGTGGTATCTCTGGTAGTTGTAATACATATTGTCTCTCAACAGAGAAACCAACACCTGTACCACATAACAGTATATACATAGCTTCATCAAAAGCTTTTGGATCATCCACAGGCAGGTAGCTACAGTTGTATCCTGCTGTGTTGTCTCTCTCAAGGGCAGGACCTGCTGTCATCAAGGCTCTCATAGAAGGCATAACCTCTAGGTTTTTTATAGCTTCAAAGATCTGTTGCTTCGGCAAGTGTCCTTTAACTTTCTCAGTGATGTAGTCTACGTACCTCTGTACAGTTTCATCCCATGTCTCTCTTCTGTTCTCTTCGTCCATCCACCTAGCATACCTAGATATTGCTATAAATTTTTGATAATCGTTCATGTTACTCCTCCAATGTTATTCGTATGTTTTTAACTTTTAGCCCATCAATATCATAGATAAACTCTTCTAATGCTTGTTGTATCTCTTCACTAGGATCACCGTCTGCAGGGACAGGGTAATCATCCTTGTCTAGATTAAGAGTAAGATATACTTTAACAACCATCACTAAGATCACTCAGTCCTTCAAGCAGATCAAGTTGCCCTGAGTCTGTCTCTTGCTGACTCTTTATCTCTACCAGTCTGCTGAGATACCACTGTGCTTTCTCTAAATCTTGCACACCGTTCTTGTATCGGTATCTCCAAAGATACTTAATAATATTACCCTGCAAATAATATTCGTATCCTTCTCCTGTAGCTGACTGAATAGCTTCAATGCACTCGACACCATACTTGTTGTAGTGTGGTGGACTATTAACCATGTCTTTATTTTTACAATCCATATCCCATTTAGCCATATTATGCACTCCCATTTAATTTATCCTTCATTGATTTAAAGTCTACAGTAATTACGTTATCCTGTCTAGAGGTAACTTTAGGCTGTACTTCTTTTTTTAACTCTTCTCTAGTAATCTGATATATTTTTCTAGCCCACTCGTCATCAGATCTTTGTAAGTCTATACCTACTAAACACATTCTTGCAAAGAACATCAAGTCAGAGTAGTCTCTATCCGAAAGAGGATTAGCTACAGAATCTAAAACTTGTAGATTAACATCTCCTGTCCAGTTGTTTTGATGATCTAATAGAGGAGACATACGTATAAGTACGTCCTGATCATCTAGTTTAAAATGTAAATCTTTGAATCCATCTTGTGTCATTAAAATCTCCTTATAAATTTTTTCCTTGGGAACTCTATTAGTTTAGGATGTGGTTTCTTTTTACGTTCTTTCAACCAAGGTTCTGGTATAATTCTATCATAGCATAAAAAGTTATTCTTTTCACACCAATCAGCGTATGTAGTCTTAGAACCCTTTTGAATCTTTCTTTTACTGCTCGTAAACACAAAACGTATATCAAGCTTTGGATGCTGTCTCTGTATACATGTGTGCTTTCTTCTATCGTCAACGGTAAACAATCCTTTTGTTTCTATTATTATACCATTGGGCAACACAAAGTCAGGAGTGTAATGTCTGTACGTTAAGTCTTCCCACTCTATCTTAATGCCTTCATAAATATATGCTATCTTTCGTTCATCAAGATACTCTGAGAGCTTAACCTCTAGCCCACTACGATAGCCTAACTTACGTGCTGCCCGATACTGTTTAGAAGTATACAACAATTATGTGATATTCTCCTTTCCTATTTCAATGTATGAAACAATCTTTGGTTCTCTCGCCTGAGACATGATAGATGGTAGCTCTTGCAAGCCTTCCCAACAAGAGTGCTTAAATCTACAGAAAGAACATGTTGTTCCTAAGATTTTGTTTCCTGTGGGTTTACCTCTAAATGTTTCATTAACTGGTTCAAAACATCTTTTAAACTCGTTACTCTCTATTACATCTAAATTATTAGATAGTTTATCTATCTCTTTCGTCAAGTCTAAACCATCGGCAGGTACATATTTAAAGCTACCGTTTGCTTTATTTATCACCCACCATCCACCTGCTCTCTTACCAAGAGCCTGTGCATACCCTGCCAACTGTCCTACATAACCAAATGGATCTTCCTTGGCAAGAGTGTCAAAGGATTCAAACTTGTTTCTATATGACCAATCAGATGCAGATTTAATGTCGTCAACAGCATCGTCTATAACTATGTCATATGTACCTTCTATCTTAGAATCAATATTTAATTCCATAGATACTTTCTTAGAATCCTCATAGGCTACACCTGCCTGTCTAAGCAATCCCTTGAACACAGCTTCCACTATGTCCCCCAACATCATATTCATAACAAAGTTATTGGGAAAAGGTAAGGCTTCTTCTGGCTTGTTTTTCTCAAACCAAAGCTGACAGGTAGGCTTGCCTATGTTAGACATTCGCAGTCCAAACTCTTTTCTGCTATTCTTAGAGCCAAACTGACGGTGCAAAGCTTCTTTGATATCATCGGATATTTTATTGATGTTATCATCAGATAAGACCTTCTTACCGTCAGTGGCTTGATCCAAGAATTTATGCAGTAGTAGTTCTGCCTTGTGATTCATTACTGCACTTTCTCATCAGAAGTTATATCAATGAATGATTCAACCATAGCAGGATCTACATTCTCCTTTGTGTGTACATTCTCTGACCACTTACTCATTACATATTGATTGTAGTTCGTAACCCAAGACAAAAGATCTCCAAATAAGTCCTGATCCTGATCACTTATATCGAGCTTGTTTGTCATATCCAGATGCACTGAAGGAACATAATAGCTATTACCGTTTGGTAACTTCCTTTCATCAGAACTAGCCTGTATAGAATGATTAACAGGCAATCTCTTTAGCTTAGATAACTTATCAAACACAGATCCAACTGTCTTAAAGGCTTCACGATTATCTACTTCCCATATAAATGGGACATAACCTAGATCAGCATCAGTTATAGTGTCACCAACTACCTTTTGGGCATTGTCAAACTTAGCCATACCAAATACTACACGCACTCTTTTTATCTGACGAATCAGATCTTTTGCAGAATCAGGTAGTGAATCAAAGTCTTGAATATAACCTGCAGGTTTACCACAATTAAACCCACCATCACTATCTTTAAGATCTACATTGAGATTGTCTGCCATAATAGTCTTAACAAACATACCCTTCACTGAAGAATCCTTATGTGCTTTCATAAACCTCTTGTACATATATCTCTGCATGAAAGGTCTTATGGTTATATCAGACTGATAATAGGTAGCATCCTCTGGAACTTCTAACTTGTAAGAACCACTAGGTATCTTCTCCACATTAACCATCTTACCTTTCAACTCCTCAACCCCTGTTATAGGAGTATGTGATAGCTTCAATCTAGCCAAAAAGTTTTTAGACTTCTTGTCTACATCTGTTGTAGGTGATCCTGCCATACCCATAGCTTTAGCCATCTCTTCAAAGTTATTGTTAATAGTTGTTGTAGTTGTTGTAATATTATTCATGTAATTTTCTCCTTATAATTTACAAAAGTGTTATAGTTATATCATTATACATCTTTGGTGTCAAGCCAGTTATCTCCTATTTTTACATCTAATTTTAATGGGACATTAAAGTCTATCTGCCATCGTGTATCAATGAGTGGTTTTAGTTGACTGTTAATACGATTTACTAAGTCCAAAACTGCATCCACCTCGTCAGGGTGGACATCAATTACAATAGAGTCGTGTACTGTATTCACTATACAACTCTCCATCTCCAGAAGCATGTTCTCCATAGCCATAAGCACCAGTGGTACTATGTCTGCAGTTGCGAATGCTTGTACTGGATAATTCTTTATCTGTGTGAAGAAAGAAACAGTGCCATTACCACGTCTTACTACATCAGGAAATGCAAACGATCTACCTGATGGTATCTTAATCCTTCCTGTTTCCAATGCTTCGTTTGCTAATGACTTGTGCCACTTCGCCACACCCTTATACTTAGAACTAAACTGCTCATAGTAAGAAGCTTCAGCCTGAGATCTGCCAAAGCCTGTAGCTCCATACAGAGGAGCAAACGTGTGTGCCTTTGCTTCCTGCCTAGATATGGGCTGTCCTGCGTCAGTAATAACTTGTGCAGTATAACTGTGTACATCAAAGCCATCTTCTATCTCCTTCATAGCAGTAGAATCTTGTGATAAAAATGCAGCAGTCCTAAACTCTAGCTGTGCAAAGTCAGCTTCAAGTATCTTGCCACCTTCCCATCGGGACACAAAGATCTTCTTCACAGGGAACGTACCACCTCTAGGCATGTTCTGCATGTTAGGGTCTGCACCACTGAACCGTCCTGTAGATGTGCGATGCTGTAATAATCTAACATGTAGCTTACCATCAGTCTTAGTATAGGTAGATATACCTTCAACAAATGAGGACAAGTATGTTTCTAAAGCAGACAATCTACGTACACGCTTGAGAAACAACTCAGCCTTTGTGTTGTTGTTACGCTTGGCAAAGTGTTCTAGTATCTCTAGATTTATTTTGTTTGTACTAAACCCATTGGCACTGACCCACTTAGCTGTGGGTGGGCTGAACCTAAGACCTGCTATCTGATTGGGTCTTTCTTCGTACAGCCATCCCGACTCATTACAGTTGGGACACTTGTTTGGTTTCTTAAACGGTGTGCCATTCTTCTTAACCTTTGTAATGTATCCACGTCCTCTACATGTAGGGCATGTCTTAGCAGATACCTTGAACACAACTTCACTGTGATGATCTACAGCTTGAACAAAGTCTCTCTTGTTCATGTAAGGATCAAAGAAGTTGCCCCACATAGCTTTATCTTTTGGTTTACGACTATATATAACCCAAGACAACTGCTCTGGGCTATTGAGATTGATTCGTCTATCACCCATCAAGTCCTGCACCTGTTGAGATAGTTCGTTTGTAATGTCTTGCTTCTCTTTCTCAAACTCCTTCCTAACATCATCAAGCTTATCAAGATCAACCTTAAAGCCACGCTGATATATTTTGCACAGACATACAGCTACCATGTTAGTATGTGTCACTGTATCAAATAGATCTGCATCCGTAGTCATAAGTCTGCCGTGTATCTTGTTAGCCAAATCAAATGTAGCTCTCAAGTCGTACACTAGATACTCAGCAAGTTCACCGTGAGGTATCTCAGATACAAGAGTACCATTCTTAAAGTATTCTTTCATGGTGTCCTGTTTCTTGTTGGCTAACTCATATCTCTCAGCACACTGTTCTAAAGACAGGGGCTTCTTCTGACCACGCTGAAGTATGTATTCACCTAGCATTGTGTCGAATACTATGCCTTCATATTCAAACCCTGACTCCCACAGCCATATCAAATCATGAGCAACATTATGACATACAAGACAAGTAGTTTTATCCAACTGCTCCTGCACCATCTTGTGTCCATTGGGTGTAGGAGGTTCTGTAGCGTGTTCAAATGTTACCACTCTCTCCCAGTTATCTGTCTTCATACCCACCATAACCAAACAGTTGTCAGGTTCAAAGGGGTCTAAATGTAACTTATCATTGCGTTTAGTTACATTATTTTCTACATCAAGTATTAATCTCATCTTTTATCCCATCTATTATTGTAATTATTTTATCTAGTGACATCTTAAACCATTCTCCATTACTGTCAATGGCTAATCTACGTGCTTTATTATGTGTCATTCTTTCTGCTCTATTCCTATCATCAAAAGTATTACTATACTCTAACACATAGTCTCTCAAAGGACTAGAAGTTTGATAACCTTTACATCTATCCTTTGCGTCAATGGCTTTTCCTATCTTGTACCAACCTTCCCAAGCAGGATTAGAAACTATGTACACATGACCTGATGTGCATTGATTATAATTCTTTAATGAAGAAAATGCAGCATCGTTAAATGTTTTGTATCTTCCTGCTTTGTACAAAGGATGACGCACAGATATATACTTACCATCCACATACATTCTAGCTGTATTCTCTTTATCTCTGCACGACAGGCAGTGATACTTTTTTTGTACTCTCTGTGACTCAATCCAGTTTATTCCTAACTCAAGTGTGTTACCACAAGAATGACATGTACCGTCAAACCTTTTAGTTTCTCTAGTAACACCTAAAAATATATTAGTTCTACCGTTCATGCTGTGTACCTCGCTGTCTTGTAGTCTAGCTCACAGACAATCTTGCCATGCCAACCAGACAGTTTGTTTTTCACCACGTTAATATGTCTCTGTGGTGACTGTTCTTCTTCACCCTCAACGTCAGGGTTCTTAGCTAGAAGTAGCATAAGATCAGCTTCGGCTGCCTTACCTGTTCTACTACCTTCCATCATGGCTTGGTTGAGTACAACCTTGCCTTCTGCTTCAGCAGATAGCTGTGACATGTAAAATATAGCACAACCATACTGCTTGGCAATCATACGAGCATGAACAGCGTTTGCTTTCAAGGCTTCATCCTGTCGGGCAAAGCCACCTGTCTTCGCAAACTTATCTCCCATATCTAGTACAACGACATCAGGTTTAAAAGATTTAGCTACACTCTCAACCCATGACATATCACGTCCTGTTGAATCATACAGCTTCACATTCTCTTTTACCTCTGCGTATTTTTCGTGTGCTAGTTTAGGATTGTCTTTTATCTGATACTGATCCATGCCAGAACTAGCTGTAAGATATCTCATGCCAACTCTGTGAACTGATTCTTCATTACATAAGACAACACACCTTGCCCCTTGCCTTGCAAAACCTGATGTCCCTGCAATCATAGAAGCATGAAAGGATGTCTTACCTGTATTGGGTCTAGCTCCGACCTCAATAAGATGTCCTTCATTGATACCCTCTATCTTTCGTGTGAGACTTGGTATATTGAATTGCCAACGTGCTTCCATATCATTCTTGGCAAGCAAGTTATCAATAGATATGTCAGCCCAATCAATGTTAAGAGTAGGTATGAAGTCATCACCATATTGCTCTAGTAGATTACGCAAAGGTTCTAAGCTAGTCTGAGATCCATTTACATAATCAAAACCAAGATTAGCAATCTCTTCACCTATCACTTGCTGAAATAACTTAGACAAAACTTCTTGAGCTATGTCCTTGCCAAGGGGTGTCTCCTTCTTAACACGTAAGAACAAATCCCCAAAGGCTTGCTTCTGTGCTGTTGTCATTGTTGGATTGCCTGACATGAACAGAGCTTCAACCTCATCGGGTGTTACTGTTCTGTTGTATGTCTTCATCGCATAGTCAACAGATGTTTTGATCTTACGTAGATCTTTTGTAAATAATTTATCAGGACATTTGATACCTCTATGATCATCATAGAAGTCCTTGTTCATTAAGCTACGTATTAATGCTGTTTCCATTTAATTCATCTCCTATTGCTGTTAGTTTTTCAATGTCGTTAGGACTCTTGTATTTTAGATCGTCAGATAATCGAATCACTCGTACTGTTTCTACTACACTTCTAAGATCGTTGCACATTTCGGTTGCTTTAGGTAGTGCATCTGGATCTAGGGCTACTATTGCTGAAGAGAACTGTGACAGATACCTCTTGTGTATGTCCGATAGTGACGTGCCTAACACAGCAACCCCAACATACACGTCACTACCTACAATAACGGCACTGACACAATCCTCAACAACTACAGCGATCTTACCACACCCAGATGTGAATGGCAAGCCACTATTCCCATATCTTTTCCATTTAGGCAAACTATTTCTAAGACTTCGCCCTATTGCATCGACTGTAATGCCATCATGCACAATGGGAAACACTACACGATTATCTTTTACATCGTGATGTAGTCCCCCCATCAAGTCAAACCTTTCCATAAATCTATTAATTTCAGGCTGTCCCTTGTATGGCACAATATACTCTGGCATTGCAAAATGTTGTGACTTCTTCTCTTCCTTCCTTAAAGTTCTTTTAATGTCGTTGATAGATAGATGCACAGATTTAGATCCCGAAACATTACAAGATGCTTTGTAACAATTCCAAAGTAACCTACCCATACTGTTCGACACTGTAAAAGTTTTATACCCACCACAGTTAGGGCAATTCATTCTCTTTGTTTCATCATTTAATATATCTATATCACTTAATATGTTATATATATTATGCATTATATTTACTCCTAGTAATTAAAGCGTTCTTTGCACTCTCAAATGTGTGCTTGAGATAAGGCTTGACCGACTGTACATTTGTGTGTCCTGTCACTGCCATAATCTGCCCCATTGGGACACCACTGTCAACCATTTCCGTAACTCCTGTCCTTCGTAAGTCCATAAGTCGGAGTTCGTCAGGCAGGTTTAAATGCTTCATGACACGCTTTGCTATCTTTGACACCCTCTCCAACCCATAAGGACTGTACTCCCCCTGTATGGGCTTTATATTGGGAGCTACATACCTTTGAAAGCCAAAGTCTGCCTTTTGTTCTAGTAGCATCTCGTATAGGTCATCGCTGATGGGTAAGTACACTCTTGATCTACGTTTAGATTGCTCCAAAGTTAGTTGTCCTTTGTCCATGTCAAGGTCATCCCAAGTCAGTAATCTCATGTCACCTATTCTCTGACACCATTCATATGCCATCTGAACTATAAGTCCTATGCTTCGATACTCATAATTTGCGTAGCTAAAGTCAAGAAATTGACGCACTTGTTCTTTTGCCCACACTACTCGTCTAGGCTGTGAAGATTTGCGTCTGATATTAGAGAAGGGATTATGATTTCCATACTCCATTTCAGTTGCATAATTGTATACTCGTGACGCTACACTGCACACATGATTGGCAAGTGACACACCACGTCTTACCCATAACTCATATGTTCTCTTGGCTAGTCTACTTGATACTGTGTGCCATTTTTTATCACCTAAATTATGACATAAAATATTTAAAAAGTATATGTAATCAGCTTTAGTTGAGTCACGTAAGACATTGAAATCATTAGATAAAAGATAAGAGTTACATAATTCTCTGAGCGTAGTAGATCGGGTAACATTTACCTCTAATAATTTTTGTGTGCGATGCTCGTCAATTAATTTGTTTAATTCCTTTGCAATTTTTTTGGCTTCATTTAAATCGTAGCCTAACTCTTTGCGAGACACAATGCCGCTGTCAATTAGTTGACTAGGTGGATTAAACCTGTAAGATTTAACACCCTTTGGGCTGTGTCTTTGTTGCATATATCTAAGTAGCTTAACCATTAGAACACACTCCCTGTCAAGAAAGCTAGTATCCAAACCACAGCTACATAAATTAAAGTTATCTTAAATTCTTTGCTCATTATTTCTCCCATCTGTAAAAAATATGTCTATCAATTCTTGTTGTTTTTGTCTTGGTCTTTGCCCACGCAGGTCTTACGTAAGTTGCGTGATAGTGTGTTGCTCCTTCGGTTATGTCAAGCAATATGTTTTTAGTGATGAGAATAGAAGCATGGTCTAGTGCTAGTCTCCATGTTCTACTACCAAAGTCAGGCTCATCTTTCTTGCCGTCACAGTACCACGTAAACTGACACTTCCAACGTATAGGTTTGTCTGATTTCTTGTACGTCACAGCCTGTTTCACTACCTCACATACTGTATTAGGAAATCTTTTATCAGCCACACGATTAAGAACTACTTGTCCCACAGCCATTTGTCCTATCATAGATTGATTTCCTGCTTCATGGTATAGATTAACTGCCATACACATTAGTGCTGTTTCTAATATCATCCTATAACTCCTTGTACTACTATGTTAAGTGCTAGTGTTGCTACTACTGCACCAATCATCAATAAAAATAAAGCGTGTCCCTCATTCATCACAAAAGTTCCTCCAAAATTTACAGTTGTTATCCCCCTTGCACACTCGTTCATGCTTGGCATTTTCCCAACACTCTGACTGCCAAGGTGAGAAATACTTGGTAGTAAATCTGTCCACCCAATCCTGTCCGTCTACTGCCCACAGTCCTAGTATGGGCAGAGGTATCAACAGCAAGAACACTACGAAAAATGCCATGCCAAAGCCTTTATTATGATATGCTTTCATCTAACACCTCCACTATTTCTGTTTCTACTATTTTGTCATGGGTAAACTGATAATCACATTCGCTAATTATTTCTTGTATGTCAGCACCCTTTTCAACTTCTATTTTTACAATTATTCTAGCCATAACTATATTCCTTTCCTTATGTTTAATCCTTTTGGGTCATACTGGTCTGCTATCTCTTCTGGTAGATGCCTACTTGCTGTAGGGTCATTGAAGAAATCGTTTAGGTACAGCAAGAATATCAGAAACAACATAGTATAGCCAAAGTATTTAAGAAACTTATGGAATATTATATAGGCTTCTTGTGCTTGTTTTAGTGCTTCTGCTTTTACTTCACTGTCATCCATACTGCACCACCTGTCCTGTGTTCCACTTGTCTGCTTCCTTCTGTGCATCTTCGTGGGTGTCGAACAGTTTGATAGGACTCTTGTCATCCCACATAGCTCCACACCCTTGCTTCACATACTCCAAGCCGTCTGCTTCAAACGGCTCAAAGACTACTGCATACTGTACTAGCTTCATTCTTTTTTCTCCTCTTCTGGTAAGTTTTCTTTTAACTGGTAGTCTGTATACCAACCACCCTGCAAACCTCTAGGCTGTTCAAACTCTAGTAGTCTTGCTAGTGTGAACATGAGAGTTTCTATCTCACAAACGTGTTCATAAGAGATAGGTATTTTCTCTGATGTGTTACAGTTAAACTCCCTCAGTACATTAACGTACTTGAGTAGTTCTATTCTGTCCTTTGGTTCTATTATTATCTTCATGAATATACTCCTTCTAATATGTGCGAGATCACTGCACGAGTGAAGCCATTGCCGATCATCTTGTAGCGTTGGCTGTTTGATATAGGCTTTACCTCTCCAAGGTAGCCATACTTGTGGTCAAACTCACCATACTGTGTCCACAGATCTGGTAGTGTCTGCAAGCGTTCACACTCTAGTGGTGTCAATGCTCTCCAATGTAGCTCGTCTGTCTCTACCTTGGGCATTCGCCATCCACCTTGCATGGT